CGTTCACGGGCCTTGCGGTGCCGTTCGCGGCGCTCCTGATGCGTCTCGCGCTTACGCTCGCGCTGCTCGCCCTTGTCGGCGGCATCAGCGGCGTTGCTCGAAATCCGGGAATCCTCGTCGGAGGCGGATTCTATCGGCTTGCCATTGCTGTCGGTCTCGATGATTGCAACGTCATCGACAAGCGGCTTGCCATCTTCGCCATCCCCACTCAGAACTTTTTCGTCAGCCATCGCTTATCCTCCTAGATAAACGCCTTGATTGCCAGCGGGTCACCAGTCACCCGCCCGATGATGTCGAGGTCGTTGAAAATAACGAACATCGCATCTTCATCCTGCCGGATCGCAACGGTCCAGCGGTCGCCGCCATACTTGGGAACTCGCACGAACTCACCGGGCTGGCACCATTCACCCTCAGGCCACGTCTCTTGCGTGTTCCGATTCTTGAATGCCAGCGGGCCGAGGCTGATCACCTTAGCTACCTGCGTGTTCCACTTCTCGGTTTCTCGAGTCTCGCCGTGCAGGATAATGCCGCCAGCGCTCTTCGTCTTCGGCGTACGGATCTGAACAAGCACGCGCGACCCGAACGGGACGATACCCGGAGAGACGTCCGGAAACGCCTCAAGCAAATCGTCGGACGGCTTTGCCACTATGGCCAGCTTCGTCATCTTCATCTCCTTTCATAGCTTCTTCGACCAGCGAACGCGCAACCTGCATCCCCTGATGGACGCCCTGCCGCCGCCCTGCCTCAAATGTGGCCGTCGCCGGGTCATAAGGCCGGTTCTGCGCCTCAATCGCACGATTGATGATCTCGGTGTCGAGACGCTTGAGAAGCCGGTCTAGCACTTGGACTTGCCTGCCTTGCCACCCTTCTTGAAGGGCTTCGGCGTGGACGGCTTGCCGCCCTTGGGCTTGTTCGCGCCCTTGCCGGTGGCGAGCTGGTAATGCTGTCGAGTCGGTTCAGCCATTGGTCATCTCCTCAGTTAATGCTTGCCTGCCAGACCGCCACCAGTGGACACAGCAACCTTCTCGCCGGACGCGATTTCCTTGTCGGCGATGTCCATTGCGGTCTCGTTGTCGGCGGTATTGGTATCGATCTTGGCATCAGCCGCGATCTGCGCGGCGGTGAGCGTAGTCTGATTGGACTGGGCCGCGATTTCTTTCTGCGTGGCGTCGTGAGCCGCCGCAGTTGCCAGCTGACTCTGCTGCCGCTGGGTGTTGATCTTCTCGTCATGGGCCTGCCGCGCGGCCTCACGCTGCGCGTCGCCCTGCTGCTTGTCCTGCCGCGCCTGCTGGCGATCCTTGATCTCGACCACTTTCAGCTGCGAGTTCTGCTGGTCCGCTGCCGACTTGCGGTCGGTCTCGGCCTTGGCGGCTGCTGCGGCTGCTGCGGTCGGGTCCTGTCCCTGCATCGGGGGTGCCAGCTGCGCCATGACCTGCATGGCCCCCGCGAGAACCTGCGGGACCTTCTGGAACACCTGAGGGACGCTCTGCATTACGTGCTGGCTCGCGGCGGCGAGAACTTGGTCGAACTTTCTCTTGACATCGACATCTTCGGACCTCTGGAACTCTGCGATATCGGTCCCTGCCGCTGCCGACGCCACCCGATGTATTTCGGTGGCGTACCAGAGGGAGATATGCTCGGCGATATGCGCTGACATCGCCGGTACGAACCTCTGGGCCATCAGCACGCTGGATCCTAACATGGGAGATGCCATGAAGTCCAGATGCATTTGCAGGTGAGCCAGATGGTCCTGAGTCGGGAAGGCCATTACTGGACGACCCAGTGCGGCGGCGATGTTCTCGTTCACGCCGTTCATTTCGACAGGCTCCGGGAGCGGGTTCAGATACTGCTCCGCGTCCGGTATCTTCATACGCTCGAGAATAGCTATCTCGACCTTTCTCAGGTCGTACAGCTGCGGCAGGGTCCCGGCCCGTTGCGCCAGCGTCTGCATCTGCGAGAAGCGCTGCATCTCGGAGAAAATGTTGGGGTCGGACACCGGCACCACGTCCATCGGGCCAGTGAAATCCTTCCTGAAGGCCATCGCCTCGCCAGTGTCGTCAACCACCCCGTCATCATCGAGGTAAGTGGCGTCGATGCGGTGCAGGACCTTGAGTACGCGCCCCATGGCTTCGTGAAGCCGCGCATGGATACTCGAAAATACCACCATTCCCTGCTCGATCCGGGCCATCATCGTGCCGACCGGCACGTTCTGGTTGCTCTCACTTTCGTCGAGGGTGGTGCGCACCACGCCCTTACCAGCCTCCACCACGAACCCGAGCAGCTGGTACAGGACCGACGACGGCGGGTTGACCGGAATCGGCATCGCCAGCTTGCGCACGTCATCGACTGCCAGACCGCCATCGACCTCGTTGACCTGCGTGGCATCGATGCGCTGCGACTGGCCCCCGATCTGGCTCTTCAGCTTCAGCATTCCTGGGAAGTTGCTGATCAGGGCCGCGTCGAGCAGCGAGCGCAGCGCTCCGGTGGCCGCGCCACTCAGGCCCCCGATCATGTGCGGCAGGCCGATTGCGTACACGCCGCGCCACGGGACGAATGGGAACTCGACCATCCAGATCAGCTCGTCCTCGGTGTCATCTTCCTCAGCCCAGTTACGGTACACCGACAGGACGCGGCGCGTGGTCTTGTCGATAGTGATCAGATATGGGGCGGGACCTTCGTCCTTGTCGTCTTCTTCCTCGTCACGCTCTTCTTTCGCGCGCAGCTCGTCGGGGACGTCGTACACCGCCGATATTTCATACACTTCGCGCAGACCATCCTCGTTGTAGGACGAATCTTCCTTGCCCTCGATCTTCTGGTTGGCAGTCTCGGCCTTGCTGAACTCCGGTGACAGCGTGATTCCTGGGATGTCCACGTCGCGGTACATTCCGCTGCGCACCCGCGAGTCGTAGTCGAGCTTCGTCAGGTACTGCCGGTGCGTCTTGCGCGGCGACGAATAGTAGTTGGTCGAGGCGAACGGCAGGAACACGTCATCGATGGGAACAAACTCACCGACCGGGCGCTTCTTGCGCGAATCCCACGTCAACTTCAGGTACTGGACGCCGCCCATGGGCACCTGTGTCAGCAATTGCTCAAGCTCTGACCTGAATTCCGGCATCTGTTGCGTCAGCTGCCAGTTCATGAACTTAGTCTTGCGCTGAGCCTTCTCGATCTTGGCCGAGGTCGGCTTGCCGGGAATGAAGTCCTTGGCAGGCCCCATGGGCGGAAACAGTTCCTTAATGGCGCGTGCCGCGAAGTCCACGCACGCCTCAATCAGCATCGGATGCACGACCTTCGACGCGCCGTCGAACTGCGCTCCGCCGGGGGCATCATTGCCGAGGCCGGTGCGCTTCAGACCTTCCTCGTACTGCTGGTCGCGCTTGGCCCGTGCTTCCTTATCCTTCGCGATCAGGTCAACCAGCGTGGTCGCGATGGCTTCCAGTTCGTCCTCAGGCAGCGACTCCGCAAGGTTGTCGTAGAACTCGCCGCTGGTGTCGGGAGCTTCATCGTCGAGCGACACCGTGGCACTGCCATCCTCGTGCTCGACCACTCCCGAATCTTCTTCGTCAAGCTCGACGGACTCAGGAGCCTGTCCGGGGACCTGCTCCTTTTCCATGATGGATTTCAGGATCTCGGATTCAGCTGACATCATGGGACTCCATAAGTTCCTTCGAGCGTGTCTTTGATCGTCTGGTACAGCACGCGGTTACTGGGGTGCGACAGGGCGTACTTCTTGGTCAGCTCAACCCTGGTTGCGTAATCATCACCACTCTGGCCATATTTGTTGGTGCCCATTCCGTTCCATGCCTTGCTGAACGGGACGCCGAGCCGCTCCGCAGTACGCTGCTTCTCAGCCACCAGCGCCGCAAACCCGGCAGGAGCAGTTCCGTACTTGTCCTTGAGCGCGTCGTAGACGCCTTGTACCTTGGGGTCGCCCTTGTAGTTCGTCTGCCAGACATCCTTGGAATCTTCCGGGGCTTCTGACAGCTCCAGATTGGATTTGGTATTATACCCGAAGTCCTCACGCCCCTCGATTAAGGCGATTGCAGCCAGATCGTCGGCACTAGGTATCTTGTAGCCGAGATTGACTGCCTCGCGCAACGCATCGATGTATTCCCGGACAGTATCGCGGCTGTAGATCGTATTTAACGTCTCGACCTTGTTCTTGCTCTTCGGGTCGAAACGCCTTCCATACAGCTCCCACGCCACGTCAAGCGGGGGCAGATCACCGTACAGAGCTTTCTCAGTCGGTGGCACATCGATGCTGGTGCCGCGCGCCCTTGACCCCAGCTGGGCCATAGAAACCGCACGTCTGCCGGGAGTTGCCATTTACGGCAGCGGATCGGGAACGATGTCGTCGGAGATCTGCAGTTCCCTGCGCAACTCTGCCATCGCGGCATTCACTTCGTCAGTGGTGCCGCCGGCTGCGGCTAAGGCGGCCGTGAGGTCTTCGATGATCCTGATGACTTCATTTCGCGACTTGACGACCTGATCCTTCAGGACGACGAGTTCGGCAGCGAGTTCGGCTTGCGTAGACATGATTTTCTCCAGTGAACGGTAAACGAGATCAGTGTTCAGAAACGGCCACATTTCAGACCTTGTTCTCATCGATCCGGTGATCGCCGCACCAGTCGTTGACGAACACCGCCGGAAATCCGCCCATCGTCGGCGCGTGCTT